TCTCCGTTGTCAACGCAGTTGTTGTTGGTGAACGAGCCTCTGGTCGGCATGAAGTACGCGGCAGACCAGTTGTTATCGCGGAAGTAGTTGTTCTCTACGCGCACGTCGTAGGGCGTACCCAGCACCGAGGTTGCGGTCCAGAGCGCCGGGGCGCTGGTCGTAGACGGGATGGGGCGCCCGTTGTTGGTGAAGTAGCACTCCGTCACCACCATGTTGCTGTTGGCAGTCATAGCCAACGCGATGAAAGTGTGGTTTTGAAAGCCGCAGTTTGAAAACGTGACGTTTGACACCTTGGCAACAGCGACAAGCTCCGCTGTGCGAGTGGAGTTGTTGTTGCCGTCAAACGTCAGCCCGTAGAACTCCAAGTCGGTGTCGTAGTAGACGTCAACAGTACCCGTGATAATGTCGTTGCGGATCGCGGTCGTGCCTGCTCCGAACCCGGCTGTCAGCTTGATGATCGACTTGTTCATCCCATCGCCGATCAGCGTCGTCTTGGTCTTGACGAGCAGCGTGGTGGAGATGCGGTAGGTGCCAGCAGGGAAGTAGACGCTGCGTCCGGTGCCGGCGTTCAGCGCGTTCTGGATCGCCGTGGTGTCGTCAGTAGACCCGTCGCCCGTGGCGCCGAAATCTTTGACCGACAACGACTGGCGCAAACGCGCTTGGACCGTGGTGGCCACCGCGCCCGTGCCCGACTGAACGTACCCTACAAGACTGGAGCCATTGGACGCGGACAGTGTGGTCAGCGCCGAAATGACGTCGATGTTGTCCACCGTCCAGATCTCAACGTCAGTGGCTGAGGTCAGCTTGAGCTTGTACGAAGCATTACCCAGCCACACAGACGCCTCGCCTCGGCTGTCAAGAATGACGGGATTGGTGTTGGCCACCAGGCCACTGGCCGAGGTGTACGTCAGCAGCGGCGTGGTCGTGCCGGCTGCATAGGAGTACAGCTTCCCGCCAGACAAAGGCACGCCGTTGGCGTCAAAGAACTGAAGTTTGGGTGCGGGCGAGAGAATGGCCATAAAAGTCCTTACAAAGCCGCGAGGGCAAACGTCAGCAATTGATCATAGCGCAGACCCAACCGAGAAGTCACAGTGCCATCGGCCAACTCAATGTCATCGCTACAGAACAATCCGTACTTGTTTGCGTCAAGACCTTCTGCGGCAAATGCAGCGTAGACATCCTGCGCCATGACGCCGACGTGCGTGCGCGCCGCGTCGCCTTTTAGGTCGACGGCGGAGTTCCACTTGAAAGTACGCACCAACGATTTGACGCGCTGCGCTACACGCCGCTCTGCGTCGGTCAGTTCTTGAATCTGCTGCTTTTCGGTGGCGTCAGACGTATTGATCGTACCTACGGCTGCGTAGACAGTGCCCCAGCGTTGGCCACTAGTGCCCAGATCGTAGGTGTTGTCAAGGAACGGACGAAAGCCCGTGGCTTGTGTGACCGTGATAGAGGTGGTGCCGATGGCGGTGATTACGCCATTTGACCCAGTAAGAACCGCATAGTCGGTGTCTTGATAGAACTTTGTGGTTGTGTTGTCTGCGTAAAAAACGCTGCCGTACACGCCAGTCCAATAGTAACTTGAAGTCCCAAGAGAATAAGACGCAGACACATTTGGTCGCAGCCCGACGTTGTTGACTTCGGTAATAACTGTAGAGTTATACGCAGTCCGAACTCCGTTAGATCCATTTACAAGAGCATATCCAGAACTTTCTTTGTACTGCGCCTGTTGAGAATCCCCAGCCAAAAATTCTTGTGCGTAGGCAGAATTCCAACGTTGGCTACTTGTGCCTAAATTATAAGAGTAGCTGGCATTTGGCCGAAAACCTGATGCTTGTGTGACTGTAACGACAGACCCACCAATGCCGGTAGTGACGCCGTTGTCGCCATCAACAACCGCAAAACCCGAGTCTTCTTTGAAACGGGCTTGTTGTCCGGCACCAGCAAGAAATTCGGTGGAGTACGTGGACGCCCAGCGCTGGCCGCTAGTGCCCAAGTTGTAAGTGTTGCTGGCAAACGGGCGGAAGCCCGTAGCTTGCGTGACCGTTACTGCCGTGGTGCCAATACCTGTGATTGCACCGTTCGTCCCTAGAAGCGTGACAAACCCGCTGTCTTCGGCCAGCGTGCCGTTGCGCACCCCCGTCGTTGCGCTTACGGTGTTCAGCCGGGTGACGAATGCGTTTTCCGAGTTCTGGTACGCCAACGTGCCAAAGATGACAGGCGGCTGCGTGCCGATCTCAGCGATGTTTGCAACTGCAGCTATTTCTGCGGTGTAATCAACCGGCGACGGAACTAACTGCAAATCTTCCAACGTGGCGGCGCTTTGGCCGCTGCCCGTCAGCGTGAACAGGTTCAGCAAGAACCGATACCACTCACGCGAGATCAAGCCCGTGCGCTCATCAGTAAACGGCACACGCGGCGGCGTGATATTGGTGATGTTCGGCGGGCTGGTCATGCGTTGGTGCCGCTGATGTTCAACTCAGCGCCCATGATGGCGATCTTGACCGGATCTGTGCCGCTGATCTCGTACACCCGGTCGCGCAGCTTCAGCGTCATGCCTAGCCGGCGCCAGAACGCGCGGTGGCCGTACTCTCCGACGCGTCCGATTGACGTCCAGTGTTCGTTTGACCAAGTGTGCCCGCCGTCATCACTCCAACGCAACATAACCTTGGGAGATGTCGTCAGCACCGCCGACGAAGTGACTGTCAACGGCACGCCGTCTTCAGTGGTGATGACAGCCCCGTCCTCGGCCAGCAAGAACCCGAGAACCGTCTCAACAATCTCCGGGGGATCGTAGACGTTGAGCCCCACGCCCGTCTCGCAGTCAAGCTGAAGCGTGTGGTGCGCTGTGCGTTTCAGATCGTTCTTGCCCGTGGGCAGCGCCCGCCACGACCGCAGCCATTTTTGCGCCGTGCCGTTGTCGGCGTACACATCCAAGTCCAGCGCGTAGATGTTGCCGTTTTCGTAGTCGCCCACAACGATCTCGTTGGCAAACGACATCTGGTAGTTGCCGCGGTGGCGTGTGAACACGCCGTTCGACGTGTCCCAGCCGGCACGCTCATGCCAGGCGCTGGTGGACACGTCATAGACCCAAGTGGTGTTGGCTGTGGGGAAGTTCAGCACATAGAAGGCGTGGCCGTCTTGCTGGTAGGTGTACCCCACCGCGTCAGCCAAGTTGCCGTACTGCTGAATCTGCCACTCCACCGCGTGCGTGCTGATGCGTTGGCCCGTGTAGCCATTCGCACGGTAGACGATGCCGCGCCCGCGGGCGTCCGAGCCCAGCCAGAACAACCCATTGTCCAGTCTGGCCACAGAGAACGCCGCAGCGCAACCGATCTCGTTGAACGCACCCTGAATCCGCGTCAGGGGAAAATCGACAGCGCCGCTGTCGTACCAAACCTCAACCGAGTTGGTGCCGAAGAGCCAGGCTTCACGGTGGTCGATGATCAGGCTCACCAAGCCGTCTGGCGAGCCCTCTGCGCTCGCAAAGTCCAGCGGATCTACCGAGGTGCCATCCAGCAGGCTTGTGACCCATACGCGCTGGCTGGTAGGCTCGTTGAAGACGAAGTACCCATCAAGGTAGCCGACCGTCACCGCGCCGGGAAAGTCCGGGTCTGTGATCTGCGCGAATTGACCCGAGCCGGAGTAGATGTAGCTGGGGCCGTTGCAGGCGATGAACAACTGCGTGCCGTTGTCGGCCATGCTGACCGGGCCGGTGCCCGTCAGCGTGCCGATTGTGGTCACCTGCCAACTGGAATCGACGCGGTACAGCGTGTTGCCGCTGGCCACATATCCGTAACCGCCGAAGGCCCACAGACCTCGAACAGGCCCGCTGCCGACAGACGCCAGCAGCCGCAGCCCCGGCGCGCGTTGCAAGAACGCCGGCTCCTTGCCTGCCTCCGGTACGATCTCCGGAAACAGATTGATCATGCGGTTGTCCGCAGCATTGACGCTGCGGGCAACATACGCTGATCCGAGAATAGGCGTTTTCATGCCGTGCTTACTTCAGCCGCGCGGGCTTCAACTTCCATCGGATTGTTCCGATAGCCGTAGCGAATTGTGTACCAGATGTAGCGCAAATAAAACCGCCGCGCGCCGAGCATCTGGTACTGAAGCCAGTGCCGCTGCTCATGCCTGACAAGCGCCGTCTCGTTAATGCGCTCGGCTAGGATGAAGATGCCCAGCGGTGGCAGCGTGATGCCGCCATAGCCGAAGGTTCGCAAGAACCAGCGGATGACGTGGGGCGCGGGGCGGGGTGTCATAGTACCGAGATAATGAACGCCAGCAGTTCTTCGTAGCGAATACCGTAGCGAGTCCCTGCTTCTCGGGCCGGTTTCATCACGTTGCCATCAACGCCTAACTCTTCTGCTTCTGCGTCCCACTCGTCGTAGCAAACGATACCGTACCGCATCGGATCAAGGCCCTCTGCTTGAAATGCCGCCATTACTTCTTGGGCGATCACGCCGACGTGAATGCGAGCACCATCGCCTTTGGCTGCAACAGCATCCTTAAATCGAAACTTCTTGACCAGACCCTTTAATGCAATTGCTACGCGCTTTTCGGCAGCATCTAGTGCAGCGATGTCTTGTTTCTCGCGCTCATCAGAGGTGTTGATCGTCCCGGTTGCGGCATAAACTTCAGACCATCGCCTGCCAGCAGTTCCAAGAGAAGTTGCGTTGTCCGTTCCGGGGCGAACGGACGGGCCGTAGCCAATATTGACGGCACCATCGGTAAACCCGCTAGAGTTCAGCGAACGTATTTCTACTTCATTGCTGCTATTGACTTGAAAGCCAAATACCTGACCATTACCAGCAGCATTCAGCGCTTTGAGCCATAGGCCGTTTTTTAGCCACATCTCATCCGCGAAATACGCAGCATAGGAGCCGCTTGGCGCGGATGGCAATGCGCTGCCAGGGGCAGTAAAAAGTCGCTTGCCTTGTAACTGAATGGGGCGAGATGCACTGGCTTCGATTTCGTACCAGCCAAGTTCAGATGACTGGATAACTGGCGATGTGGTCGAAGCCAGTCCACTGATGATTACCGGTGATGTTGCCGTGTATCCGCCCACAAATTGCGGGCCGGCAGAGCCAGTCTGGAACGCAATGTCAGTTCCGTTGTCCTCAAAGCGCAAGCCGCAATAGAACCCGTAAATCGCGCCATCGCTTAGG